TATGCGTAGTAGTCAGTGTTTCCATAATCAATCGTGTTATCACCAACTGAGATTTGTTTGAAAGCTCCCCATCCGGTCGCGTTAGGATATCTTGTGTCAGCACAAGCACCTTTCAAATACCCACTCTTACCTAACACGAATCTGTCTGAGTTAGTTCTATATTCTCTATAGATGTCCCATCCATCGAAACCGCCTTGACACAACAACGAGAACTTACGAGCGTAAATTCTGTAGTACGGATTGGTTTCGTCATCAGGGTCACTTGTGAATGAAGCCGAACCTACATAAAAAGTAGGTTGACCCGAAGTTATGTATCCATTACCAATTGTAATAGCACTTGCGTTTACGTCCATGTGGAAACCTCGTGTTCTATACGCCCATTCGTTACCTGTGGTATCCGTACAAACATCTAAAGGAAGTTGTTTACCTTTATACTGGTAAAAATCAACATCAATACCTACTGTATCAGATATTCCTAAGTATGTTCTACGTACATTATCACCACCTGAAGTAATTGAATCATTACCTCCAGTTGCTAAACCGAATGGAGGGTCGAATACTACTTCACCAGGGAAATCGTATTTAGTTTTATAGATTGGGAACGGTGGACGAGCTCCGGCATATTCTCTCATATTATAACCTAAGAAACCACAAGGTAATGCATCAATCGGTGCGTCCTCGTTGATTTCTATCATCACATATTTAGAATTCAATTGGTATTCACCATCTTTAGTACCAATCTTTTTAGCTATGAAACTGTTTTCATTAGGATTCATTGTACAGTTGGTGAATTTCTCAATTACAACCGGATTTGCGTCAGAATCAAAGAAATCTCTCACCAATACATCAAATGTTCCGTTTCCGAAAGAAATGTTAGCTATAGAAATTTTAACTTCAATATTTGCAGCGTCACCGTCAGCAATTGTTGTGAACTTGAATAAATTGTAAACTTTATTACCTCTAAGTTCAGATACAACCCATGGTGAAGTTGGTGACTGATATTGTTCCAAATACCATGCAATTGACGTTGGGTCAAACCCTTGTCTAGCGTCTGGTAAAGAAATTAATTCACAATCCAAACCTCTGATATAACCCTTCCTGTAACCATAATTCAGTAATAATTGGAATCTTTCTTCCACAAACAATGGAACCACTGTACGCGGTTTTGCAAAGTTAGATGAACCAAATACTTTAGAAATGTATTCAGTGTCTGAATTTGTGAATGAAGTTTCAAAGAAATAAGTGTCACCATCCTTGCTGGTTATATTCACTCCGAATGTTAAGTAAGGATTTTTACTAACACCTGAATAAGAACCAGTACAATCTAAAGTAACACCTGTCAAATCAGGAACTTCGTACACCGCTCCATTATCTGACGAGTAAGTTGCCAAACCTCTAGAACGTAAAGTCGCAATAACTAAGTCATCATAACTTGTGAACGCAGTACCTGAATAAACATAAATTGTTCCATATACTGTACCACTATAACACTCTAGTATTTCACCGGTATTTCCTGACCCAGTATTACCCGAAACAATCGGATTACATGGATTTTGTATCGTAACCGATACCGTCCAATATGTGGTAACCGTAGAATCGTTAGAAACTAATTCATATGTCAATGAACCGACACTGAAGTCATTAGCGGTAATTCCACTTTCTTGTAAAATTGAACTTACAGTAACACCACTACAACAAGCACTAAAATCACTTACAATCGAAGTTAAATCAGTTCCTGAAAAAGAATTATAAGGTAAAACAACGTCAATTGTGTTAGTGTTATAGTTAATACTTCCCTCAACTCCCAATACACTATAATTGTAGAAAGTGGCGCAGTTAGTTGAAGTAGACGTTGGAGTTATAAAAAGCCATGAATAAAACGAAGAACCGGTATAAACCGCATTCCCTACATTATCAAACATTGCGTAATACCATGGGTCATTATTAGGGTCTGAGAAGTCGGCTTCGTCGTAACTAATATTATCAACCTCAAAAACATTTGTTATTGCAGTGTAACCAAAACTAGTGAAATCATTATAGATAGTTGTTGGAACTACACCATAATAATTAACTTGTGTGGATTGAAGGTTATTATCTTCGATAGCGTTATTTATTTGAGTTTTCAAATCACTCATTAAGGTTGAGACACCGCCATCAAATTGTTCATATGGTAAATTCAACCTGTTTAAAATAATATCAGGAATCTGAGTTTCATCCAAGAAACCTATCGACGATAAACCGGTGTTACAACCTGAGTAATCGATAGAAAAAGGAATTTCTTCATACTGAGTACACTCAATCGCACATCCTGTGGAAATATCGGGTCCCGCAAAACTTATACAATTTAGACCAACTGTAGATGGGTCAACATTTGCCTTAACTCTAATAGACCAAGATGGCCCTGCGTCATATCCTGATAAACCTAAAATTCTAGTTACAAACAACTGATTAGATTGTTGTAAATAAGATTTGGCTATATAAGCGGCCTCATATTTTGGAATTTGTGTGTTTATAAATTTTTCAGGTGAAGTCCCACCAAAGTAAGTGGAGAATTCATCAAAATTAGTGATAAAGATTGGTTCGAAAGCCGGACCTTTCAATGTTTCACCAACAATACCTAGAGTTGTGACACCCACACTTTGTGACACAAAACTCAAGTCGACCTCAGAGGTGTAAACCCCGGGAGATACGAATACTTTACTGTTAGAAGCCATTATTAATTTTTTTGTTAGTTAATTTATTTTTATAGATAAATATTTGAGAAAAAACCAAAATTCTTGACTTTGTAACAACTATTTATAAATTGGGCAGACTATTTTCTGCCTTTTTTATCTTATGTTGCAGAATGGTCGAGAAATAAAGAATTTGAAGATATCAAAAGACGTTCACAAACTTTTAAAAGATTACTGTGATAAGAAAGGAGTTAAGATTTACAGGTTCTTGGAAAAACTAATAATTGAAACTTGTAAAGAAAAAAAAGATATCTACGGAGAGGATTAGACAAGTAAGTTGTTTAATATCATCGAAGTATCGGCATAGTAGTCATATTTTACTACTGTAATTCTAAACTTATCACCTGAGTTCAACTGTATTTGAAGAACGTTATCTCCGAAGTAATTGTCATTAATATAAACAGAATATGATGAGATATTGACAATACTACCAACATTTATGTTCACGGAGTAGTCAAAAGTTTTTGAGTATGAATCAACATCAACAGGAAAATCAATATTAATCGTTGTGCTTGATGAGTTAGAATTTCTTTTTTTACCTCGTTTAACGACTTTACTTTCAGTCTCATTCAACTGTAAAACTCTAGAAATCGCAGGAGAAACCTCAAATTCATTCTCATCAATTAAAAAACCTAACATTGTAAACGAGTAACTTTGGATATAGAATTTTCTTTTTTCGAGTTCCATCACCGAATCATCACTAATTTCTCCCATAACAATTGGAATATAGTGACCTTTTATTACCTGATAAGCTTGTCGAGATGCAAATTTCTCTATAATATTTTTGTTAAAAGAATTTAACTCTCTCATTCTGTTACAAATTATTTTTACAGAATAAGTTATGTCCACAGGAACCGGTTGGGGTATTTTATAAACATCAAATCCTTGTCTATTTCCATCCCATGTTGGAACCTGAGCATAAAAATATTGTTTTCTATTTGGTATGTTATACATTACCGCAGGGTTAGTTCCGAATTTCACTTCAGGAATTCTTACCACAGTAATAAAAGGTGGTTCGGCATTTTTATCTAAATTTTGGAAGTTCCATGTTTCGGTAAACTGAGCCCAATTTTGAGTTGTAATAAGAATATCAACCATTGGTATTGTTTTACCGTCTACAACGGTTTTTAACTCATCCTTAACAAAATCTAAAAACCCCTTGTCCAAATCAGCGTGAAGTAATGACTTGGGCAAAAAAGTTCCATCTTGTTGTATTTTTTCGGCAAGCTCATATCTACGACTTAATAAAGTACGTGGTTGGGTTAAAGGGATATGTTTTTTTATTTTTCTAGGTAAAGGCATTAGTCTTCATTATTTTTACCACATTTATAACATATGTATGGGTCCTCACCACCTTCAGATAATTTCCACGACCAACCGCATTCGTCACAAATTACTTTTTCGGAATCATAATACTCCTGTATTTTTTTTAATTGTTCTTCAGTTATTCTATACTTCATAACCCTCTAAATTCGTTATCTGAAACATACGATGCCATTATTGTTCTATAAAAAGGTAAATAACCCCCATAAGTATGTTTGTTATCTGAAAACACACGACCGTCATTGTTTACTGAATAATATCTAACTCTAGATTCCGTCTCATAATAACCAATGTAGTCACCAAAATTTATCTCAATACCAAGTTCGTCCAAATGTTTTTGGTAAACAGATATCTTAATGTTACCTGGTTCCATTTGCTCGATTTTGGAGGTACCCAAATTCTTATTTTCGGGGGCCATGACTTGTACATAACCTTTGAATTCCACTGGAGGATGAAACTTAATACCATCGGTCAAAGTTTCACCATATACGTCGTCAGTTTTAGTCTTATATCTATCGACTCTGTATAATACCAAAGTAAAATTCATGTCCCCATGCAACCACTCCTCACCCATCGAGATGTCGAGGTCAAAATCTTCCGCTCCGAAAAATTTACCAATCCTTGATATCGGTACTTTAGGTTGTCCCATGTTGATAAATATCTAATTTTTACTATTTTTATATGTGATAACTTTGTTTTGGAGACAAGTCAATTAGAAAATATGATTGAAAGTCGAGCTCTAACCATATTAGAGTCATATTCAGGTGCGAATAATTATATTTTGGGTCTAAAAAGTAAAAAAGAATCCAACAAAAAGTTTTATCCAACAAGGGCTCAGTCAGAATATATTACAAGTTTTCATGATGTCTCTCCAAAGGTTGCTAAAAAATGGGTTGACTTAGACCCCTACTTTGCAAAAAAGATTGCGGACGAGAAATTATACTCTGAAATACCTACTGAAGTGTGGATTGAAAAATTGTTGGTAGAAAAAGAAAAATCATATCACATTTGGGGTAAGATGTTCTCAGGTGAAACTATTCATGATTTTTGGTTACCCAAAGGTGCGGTTATTAAAACACATGTTATTAAAGATGTTAAGATTGACTACGAAAAATACAGTCACAGACCCCCACTTGAGCACCAAAAGATAGCAATTGAGAAATTAGTCGGTAGTACGAGGTTCATTTTGGCCGATGATATGGGTTTAGGTAAAACCACATCAACTATTATTGCTGCTTTAGAAACGGATATACAAAAAATATTAATAATTTGTCCCGCGTCCTTAAAGATTAATTGGATGAGAGAGATTCAGAACTATACTGACAGGAGTGTTTTCATTGCTGAGGGAAAATCTTTTTCAACTGAACATGATTTTGTTATAGTCAACTATGATATTATCAAAAATTTCTACGATACTAAGGATAAAGAAAATTCGCCAATATCACAAGGTAAATTTG